ATAGCGTGTCGGGGGTGAGGCGGTTCTTTACGTGTGGTTGAATGGTAATGGTGGCGAGCATACGCATACGTTCCCACACATCGTGCATGTCCATTTCGTGGCTTGTAGCGTAGCTATCGGCCACGGCCGTCCACTCCTCAGGCGTAAGTCCTTGCCAGTCGCGCAGCGTGAGTTCCACCGCCCCCAGTGCAAAGCCTAATTGCTCGGTGATGCAGAAGGACTTTTTTTTCGCTTTCGGTATTGTGCGGTAAAAAAACGAGTAACAACAAACAACAAAACCGCCAATTATCAAGCCTTTACAACTTAATAATCAGCGGTTTTCCTTATGTCGGGGCGACGGGATTCGAACCCACGACCCCCTGCTCCCAAAGCAGGTGCGCGATTGTGTATAATGTATTGATTATCATATACTTTTAGAATTTGGCTTTGTTCGCTGCTCACAAATGGCTCACAAAATGGGAGGATGGAAATACAAAAAAAGCCCTTACACGGTGAGGAGTAAGGGCGTATGTTATATGCGTGCATGGTTGCAAAGAGCCTCACACTTAATAGCATGAGGCTCTAACTTGCACCTATCAGCCATAGGTGGCTTGTGTGTTATATAGTAATGACTTGGCTGAATTTTATATATTTTCGGCAGTCTTGCGTATCCTACTCGCAAGATCTAATAATGAATTCCTAAATTGTTCTTTTTCTTCTAAGGTAAAACCGCCTTTTCCCCCATTGCCATCTATCCCATCCATCTTGTGATAAAACCACGACGAGGAACGATTAAAATAACGGTTGCTAAAATCCAACCACGAAACGCTCATTAAAATGTCTTTGCAGCGTTCCTTCATATCGGTAATCTTACTATCTTCCATAACTTTATATATAAAAATCCCGCCCGCTTTGAGCGGGATTTTTTTGACTTTAATAAGGTTGGCGAAGCATGTTGTCAAACAACTCTTGCGCGTACCACATTAATTGTGGATAGCCATCTGGATAACTCTTGTTATAATTCCTAATGGCTTCTAACAGTTCGTACTCTTCTTCAGAAACTGTTACTTTTAAAATCTTTCTTTTCATAATGTCATTACTTATTTAACACAACACAAAGATACTACATTATTTTGTACTATCCAAATAAAACGCCTTATAAATTAAGTTGTGCTTTAATCTTTTCGAGGAGTTGTTTGTCTTCTTTGCTCATGAGGCCATCATTGTTCGCAGTTGCGGTGGGTATAGGGTCTGTATATTTCTGATTGAACGACAAATCGAATTGGCGTAATACATATTTATTCTCTCCGCTATCCCATTGTAATCTATCACCGAAAAGACAACTCCAATCTTCTGCATGACTGATTTCTTGGCGAGTGCCATCAGTAAAATAAATAGCACGTTGAAAGACCTTTGATTTATTGAAGATTACCTGTCTACAATAATCATTCTCAATGCTCTGCATCATTGTAATACTCATTGCTCCGTTAGCATACGTGCAATGCGCGTGTACAATATTAGAGTTGCTTGATATTTCAATATCTTTAAGCGCATCAAGAGCTGCTTCTTCCGATTCAAAGTTTCCGAGGTCACGTGCATAAGCGGTTAAATTATCAAGCTTTGTCTTATCCTCTGCTGTCATTACACCTGCCTTTGCTGTGGTGGCCTTAGTGATTACAAGTTGTTTGTTGCCACTTTCTGCAAAGTTTGTGTAGTTGACAATCACCTTGTCTGTAGTACTCTGCCCTTCTGCAAGATTATGATTTAGGACGCGAGCAAACACATACTTATCCATCAGTCCGTCTTGGTTACGGTTTACCATATGGCATAACAATACTTGGCTATAATTGGTTTGTTCGGTGTCGTTGGCTGCGCCCCAGTGCTTAAATCGGAGGAACAAGTTACGGTCAGTGTGCGTGTACGTCCATATCTTGCCACTCAATGCTGTATGCATTTCATCACTGCTTGCCGAATAAATGTAGTTCTTAGTTGTTCCATTCGCAGAAGTCTGCACAGTGGGTACATTCAATGCCGTGAGCAATTGTTGTAGCGTGATAGTTTGTGCGTTGTCTGTGTCGGTCTGCCCAGCAACGACCAATCGCACGTCCAATCCGCTCACACTCGCTGCAGCTTGCAACTCGGCTAATGCTTCTGAAAGTTTCTTTGTTGCCATGTTATTTGTTTTTTGTAGGTTTGTAATGGTTGTAATTTATGGCGCGCCTTCGGGTGCGCTTTTTTATCATTCGGCAAGTGGGTCGGGCTTAATTACTGGTGGGACTGTTTCAGGAGGGCCAAAAATTAATGCCCCATTTTTATTCGGCATCGCGCCAGAAGATATTGTTGGTATATTTGGTGTTGATACTACAGCTACGTATTCCCAATAGAATACACCATTTTTGTCAAGTTGCAGTGTCAATTTTACGACAGAACCCTCCGATGTAATAGAAGTTTCATACCCCGTAGATACTTCACCGCTCTTAAGGAACTTGCCTTTTAATTTTAATTTTTTAAGCCCTTTGTGGTATATTATGTATGTTTTTCCTAATAGGGATAAACAACTTGAAACGCTTTCAGCGCTGGAGGAGTAGGGTATCAAATAAAATATCATTTCTTCAAATGTAAATTTATTGTCTCCGTCATTAACATTTAAATAGATAATAGAGTCGATTCTATCGAATCGGAGTCCTATTTCCCCTCCTTTCAAATCCTCGGTGTAATAACTATAATTAGACTTATCTATAATTGTAGTGCTATTCCTCACAGAACCTGTCACCACACCGTTAAAATAACCCTTATCTGCCTTTATCGTCCCTTTAAATTCTCCCTCATCGGCATATACCTTGCCTTTGAAGTAGTATTGTTGGTTTACGGGGTCGATTGCGACTTTCAGAATGTTGTGGTCTAATGCGTACATACCCACGACTGTATTGCCACCTATCTGCAATCCGTTAGACGACATCATGCACCCTGTGTAAGTGCCGTCGTCAATCTCTTTCTTGCCGAAGAACGCGTTACCACTTGCTATGTAGTTGTCACCGCTCATGGTATAGCCGTTGAAGGCTTTCATCCAGTCGGGCAAAGAGACGGCTTTTTTGTCCATTTCGTTTAAGCACCAATCCGAAGCGGTTTTGCCCACTTCGAGCTTTACTTGATTGATAGCGATGAAGTCACCGCTTGTGCCTATTGTTGCTCTGAATAGTAAGAGCGGACTGGAGTAAGAGCCGTCAGCGCGGACGCGGAAGGTGTAGATGTGGCGCACCCATTCTGCGGTTAGCTCCCATGTATGGCTTCCGTCATTCTTAAATGCAGTTTCCTTCACTCCGTCAGCCATTGGCATATCTGCGCTTGCATCAGACAAGACGCGACCGCCATAATCATATACGTATGTGTTAATACTACCTGAGCCACGTGCGTAGAAAGAAAGCGTGTACCATTGCCCCGACATGATTGTTGAGCCTAACGATTGCGAATAAAAGTCAAACTCGCGCTCGCTGCTTCGCCATGCGCACAAAGAGTTGATGCCACAGAACGTTTCCATGTTGGACGGTGTTGCCATGCGAATAAGCTGCGCATCGTTCCGAATGTAACCGTCAGCTGTTAATGCTGAGCCACCTTCGTATGGTCTTCCCAATGTGACCATGGCGATGTCTGCTTGCGCGCCACTTGTTAAACGTACCAACACGTATTTTGTACCACTAAGGCTTGATTTTGTACAGAATGCTATGTAATGTCGTCGCCATGTTGAGGTCAATGCAAATGCAGCACTTGCGTCACTTGGTGAGCCGCCTGCCTTTCCGTCAACGTAAATCGTTTGCTCGTTCGTATCGGGGTAACAATATACTGTGGCAGTACCAGAGCCACGCATTGTAATGCCTATAACGTACCACGTCTGAGGGCTGAGCAACTTTGTTACATCATATTTGAGCATGTCTGTCTGCGTTAATACAGAAGCAGAGAGCATATCCGTATCGCCCACCGCTGCCCCCTCATTCAGCGTGCCGCTAATCGTGGCGAGCGATGAGCGGAAATTGAGCCACGTGCCAGCATAGTTCTCCGCCTTTGGAGCAAAGTTGGTATGTACGAGTAAGTTGTTATGCTGGCTTGTTCCGTCAGCTCCGTCTTTTCCGTTCGTACCGTCCTTACCATTCCAAACGACAGGAATAGTTTTTTGTGCTACTTCGACTTCGTTAACGTAGAGTTTAAATTCTATTCTTGTTGCGCTGGTTGCTACGAGTGTTACGGTGTCACCAGTACCTGCTTGTGCAATAATAGTGCCGTCAGAGCCATATACGGCCCACCTCATTACACCTCCTATAAACTTCGTAGATTTTAAGCCTTGCGTTCGGTAGGCTTCAACGGTAATCGTCTTTTGGCTATAAGAGGGTGTCGCACCGCCTTTTTGTGTTCGCGATATTGAGCCAACGGGGGCGAGAATGTAATAGGCTGCACCGTCATCGCCTTTTGGACCAATAGGGCCTTGTACGCCTTGGTCGCCCTTCTCTCCCTTATCGCCTTTATCACCCTGGATTCCTTGGTCGCCCTTATCGCCTTTATCGCCTTGGTTACCTTGGTCGCCTTTATCGCCTTGTGGGCCGATAGGGCCTTGGTCGCCTTTATCGCCCTTTTCTCCCTTCTCGCCCTTTTCTCCATTAATACCGTCTTTGCCGTCAACGCCATTAATGCCGTCCTTCCCAACGAAGCCAATCAGCTCTGTAGTTTCAGTGCCGTCGGGATAAAATGTGCGCTTCCAGATGTACTTACCTTGCGCAATGTTGGTTGGGAACGTACTACTCCAATCATGATTAGGCGCGCTCGTTCCATTATCACTAACGGCCCATTTGTAGGTCGTTTGGCTCTGTGGCCCCCATTTGATAGTGACATTGTTCCCTATTGTCACTGTTCCTTTGCCGTTGTATTTGATAGCCCCTTGTCCGAGCGAAAACGAGCCGTCAGGGTTGAGGCTGTAGTGAGTGGTGTGGCCGTCGGGTGATAGAGAGATGATTTGCCCGTTCTTGGCGTAAAGGCCAAAGCCACCTGTGGGGAGGTAGCCACCCAGGCGACAAGCGAGACAACCGACAAAGCTCTTGGAGGTGATACCCGTGAGTAAGTCGATAGCAGGTTGACCCGTGCCGTTGGCGTGAATGTAAATGGCGCTTTGACGTGTGGGGTCGGTAGCGTTGCCGTATTGCACCAACTCGTCGCCTACTTCGGGGAGCACCATTAGCCCCGCAATGGTGGGGTTACTATTGTCGGCAAGGAGTAATGACGTGCCGTCGTCGGCCGTGATGAGGGCGGTACGGTCGTCTGTTACGAGTTGGGCTACTTGTGCGGTGACTTCTTGCGCATGGTCGTACGCGTCGACCTCGCCTGCCTGAGGTTCGACAATGGCGGCATCGAACTCCGATCGATTAATGGCCAACACATTGTTGTGGCCGCCTGCTGTGCTGCCTATGAAGCTAACCCTTACCCAATAGCCGCGAGCGCCGTTTGTTGTCCAACGTTGGCAACGTATGTAGTCGTTCGCTTGAAAACCTCCGTAGCCGTGCGTGTCGTCTCCCTCTAATACTAAGTAATAGTTCGTAGCGTCCCCGTCCACGCTCTTCACGCGGCCGCAGGCTTGACTGATGCCCAGTGCGCCACAAATGGCACGTATCTTTTCGATAACGAGTTCAAAGGCCGTGAGTCTGCCGCGAATGCGGAGGTTGTCTGCCTCCACGTAAGTTTTACCGTCCTCGGCCGTTTGTGCTGCCCAGCCGCTACCCGCGAAGCCATTGCTCTCGAAGTCGGGGCTTTGTGCTGAGGCTTCGAAGTTCGTAACCTTGCGGAAGGTGACGCTTCCCTCGGCCGTGTCGTCGTGTTGGCGGCTTAAGTAACGCTCGTCAGCTGTACCCCATTGCGTAAGGTCGTCGGCCGTGGCTGCATGAGCGGCTTCAGCTGCATGATCGGCTTCGGCGGCATGGGCCGCGTTGTCAGCATTCGTGGCGTGGTCGGCCGTGGCGGCGTGGTCGGCTGAGGCAGCCTCATCGGCAAATCCTGCCTTCACCTTGGTGCGGACGATCCCGCCCGTGTCGGTGTCGGTACTATCAAGATAGAGGTAGCCGTCGGCAGGAGTCGCGTCCAACTGATTAAGCGTGTCGATATTGGAGTGCGTGTGAGCATCGGCCGTAGCAGCACTGCCGCTGCTTATGGAAGCCCCACCGCCACCGCTGCTTGTGGCTGAGGCCTCAGCGTTATTGCCTTTGCGCGCTTTGCGTGGCGTGGCTGTAACGTATCGTGTTTTAACTTTATAGTCCATAGCCTTAGTTGTTGTTATTTAATGATTTCTTTGTTCCACTCTTCGGGTTCGAGTCTTACAAATTTAATATTACTCGTGCCGTCGTAGGCGCTGAGCACCTCACTTTTCATCATAAAGAGGTCCTCACTCGGCATCGCGCGGTCGGTGAAGAGCTGTAGCGGTGAGAGCGGAGTAATGGCTTCACCCTCAAGCGTAGGCACGCGGTGTCCATACTGGCTAAAGAGCAGCCCTAACAAGTCGTACTCAATCAGCCAAGGCGCAGACGTGTTGGTGCGACGCAGGAAACATCGTTGGGGAATTTCCGTCTGCCCAGAGCCTGAGGGCGCAGAAGAATACCAAGTCTTGTAAGCACCTCGTGCCGTTACCCCCAAGTCGCTCCCAAAGGCTGTGCCGCAAATGGTGTCAATCTTTATTTCGTCCTTTGCGCTCGCGTTCACCCATGCACTGTATTCGGCATCGCTCTTCTCCACCGCCTCAGCGATGAGGCCTTGTACTATCTCCAACTTCGGAAACTTGTAAAGCCACCACCTTTGCGCCCAATTCATACGTTGCCCCCGTTTAGAGGTTTGCGTGCTAATACACACGTCGCGCAATCCGTTAGGGTCGGGCAACGACTTGTCGAGTTGGCACGTCTGAGGATTGGTAATGGGATATTCCTTTCCCTTTCCGTCAGTATCGTCGAATATGATGCACCCTGTATAAATGGTTAACTCCAAGTACCCCGCAGTGTTCGGCAGTGGAATGATTTCGCCATCTGTGGTGTATTGTTCATTAGTTCGTTCATTGCCAAGTGTGTGTGTATGGTTCTTTGACCACCCTTGAATGCCGCTCTCCTCCTTTATGCTATCTTTCTTTGAATTGGCATAGTAGAGAAGATAAGAGGGAGCATGCGTGAAGTATTTCGTGTCGTCGTATTCAATCGCCACCCAATGCCCTTCGTTATTGTAGCCTTTGGCTTGGTATTGCGCTACGGCCTTTCCATTGCCGTCAAACAAGACGAGCGAGAAAGGTATGTAACAGTAAGCCTCGCGCACCTTACACCAGTCGAAGTTAGCCTTTTCGTTCGTATCGTCCGTTGCATCTGCAAAGGGGTTGAGGCGCGGGTCTATCATCATCTCCATAGTGAGGTGAATGTAAGAGCGCATCACATCTTCCGATACTTGATGTTGGGCCGCGGGGCAGTACACACGGGGAAAACGCATCAACACTTCGTCCGACGTCCCCGATAGGTCGTTGAAGGCACGCGTAACGACGTTTTCGCTTGTGTTTGCTTCGACATAGGCATAATGGGCGTCTCTCCCCAGAGGCGATTGTTGCCCATTGAGCGTGAGGTTATTGCGCGGCCAGCAATTCGTTAAGGCTAACCACGCAAGGCCCTCACACGCTCCGCCCCCCTGCCCCGTCTTCACCATTTTGAAGTAATGCGCATCGCGGTGCTTTTGCGTAAGGCCAGTAGCTACACTATCAGAGGCAGAATGGGAAAACCTGCTTATCTCGTATGTCATGAACCCAGGGCCAAACTTGTTAAACACGCTACCTACCTCTGTCAGTCGGTCTTGGTCTATGGTTACGCTGCTGTCGCTCAGCAGGTCGCCCCCCGTGTAGGGCGAGAACTTAACGACGGCCGCTTGCGCCAACTTATCTACCGAGAGCGTTTGCTCCGTAGCGTCCCATGTGATTTGCTCCACCTTAGGCGGGTCATTGCGCAGCGCATTTAGGTCGTACACCATGATCTTTCCCGCACGCTGCACGATACGCAAGGCAATCGGTTGCAGCACGCCGTTCAACACTTCATCAAGCGTTGAGGCTTCACCGTCCTCATCGTAGAAGTTGGCCGCATCAACGTATAGGCGTGTAAGGTCACACTTCTCCCATAATACGCTGTCGTTCAATTCTAACGACGTAAGCACCTCTACTGGTACTGCGCTGAGGCCTACCTGCTCAAGGCAATAGTCAATGTAGTGGCGCACGGACTTAATGCCCCCGCTTCGCCATACTTTAGGCGCTGCATGTGGCCGAAGTCCGTAAAGGTGAGTGTAACGGTGTAGTCCTTCTCCGATTGGTAAGGCTCTTCGTACGTCTCGCAGTCGAGGCCACCCACCCAAAAGAGCGCATCGTCAAGGTAGACGTGCGCCATTACATTGCCAGGACTGATTTGGAAGAGGTCCGTAAACGTGCGGTCGGCTGGACTCACGATGTTGATCGTGAGCGTGGCACCGCAAGTGGTTTCGTACTTCTCGCGCTCCTCCCATTCCAATTCAAGTGGCGTGTCGGCATCAAACGTGAGGTCGCCAATGGTAGAGAAAGGCACATTGTTCGCTTGCCATATTTCGACCCTCCACGTTTGGCCCTTGCAGTTAACAAAACTGCCAGAATATCTTTTGTAAAGCATGATGCTAATGTGTTAATGTGTTAATGTGGGAATGTGCTAATGTGCTAATGTGCTAATGTGCTAATGTGGGAATGTGCTAATGAGTGGCGCAGCCATTAGCATATTAACACATTAGCATATTAGCATATTCCCCCTATGCTCTTGAAGTAATTTTGTTTCGTTTATCGCTAATGAGTTGCAAGTCGCGTCCGCTGATGCGTCCACTCACATTCACGTCGACGCGCTGCGCGCCAAAGCTGTTGCGTAAGGCCGCGAGGTTGAGGCTCGGCACCATGTTCGAAGGCGTTGCGTACTGCGGAGCTGAGGCCAAAGGCGCTTGCACCATGCGCCAAAGCTGCAACTGCTGACGGCGGTTGATAATCATCTCACCCGAATTGACATTTGCTGTCAATCGGTCGCCCGAATAGCTGCCGCCCGGTATGATACCACCATGAGCGTAGCTGCCGCTCGTGGCCGACTTGATAGAGGCTATCATCGTCAGCAACGTAGCCAATCCCGTAGCGGCAAAGGCTATCCACCCGAAGGGCGTAAGCTTACTTGCATCTTTCGAAGCCTCAGCGTAACCCAACACCATAGTAGCAATGGCTTGTGCTATCGTTCCCGCAATGTTGAGTACAGGCTCTTGCACCTGCGAGCCTAATTGCGCGATGCTGCTGCCCAACTGCTGAATGCTCTGCGCGCCCTCGCGCATCTTTCCCGTACCCTTTTCAACGCTTGTCGTGTCAAAGTCCACGGTGATAGGTTTCAATTTCAGCGACGACAACACCTTGTTAATGTCGTCCACCTGCTTCTGCGCCTCTTCCTTACTGATGAGGCCAATGTCATAGTCGTTCTTGATGCGTGAGGCCTTCGTCTGCGCGTTGGCATACGACTTGCGCTTATCGCTTACTGAGCCAGTCTGCGTGTACTGCGGTTCTACCTCCGCTTCAATCGTTAGTCGGCCGTTCGTCGCCTCATTGATTTGTGCCTGTAGCGCGTCCACCTTCGTCATGGCTTCGACCTTAGCCTCCACGGTTACGGCATTGTCGAAGTCCGTTTGAGCCGCGCGGAGTTGGTCCTGCAAAGCCTCAAGCGCAGTTTTCACCTCTGGCGCGTCAGGCTTCTCAATTCCCACCTTCACGGCCAACTCCTTGCGCTCTCCCTCCAGCCGTGTAGCCTCAGCCATAGCCTTCTTCGCAGCGTCGAGGTTGTTCGTGCTTTGCGCCAGTTCCTTCTGCTTGCTTATCTCCTTGTCGTACCATTCAATGCTCTTCTCGTCGTAGGTAGGAGCGGTGTCGGTATGGGTGGGGGTGTTGTGTGTCGGGGTGCGAGTAGGCTTGTGAGTGGTCGAGGTGGTTTGTACGGGTGGCGTGTAGGCTGGCCTTTCGATGGTTTCGGCATTACCCGTTAGCGCATTATGAAGCGCAGAAGTATAACCACGTTTGCCCGCCATGGCAAATATGGCCTCCTTTCGCTTCGTCGCGTCGTTGGCGCGTCCAAGGTTGTAGTCACGGTCCTTTTGCACGTTGTTCTGGAATCCCTTGGTGCGTGCGTTGGCGTTATCTATTTGTCTGTTCTCAGCTATCTGTTTTGCCGTGAGCGGTGTTCCGTCCACCTTATACGTGTCGGGGCGTGTGAGGTCGATAGCGCCACCGTGGCGTTGCTTGTTGCGCTCGTTGATGTTGCCCTGATAAGCGTCGATGCGTTCTTGGTCCTCATCTGCCTTTAGTTGGAACGTGATGATTTGCTTGTTTAAGTCCTTCACGATGTCGGCCGCAGCCTCCGCCCAAGCCAATTCGTCCAGCTTCTTAATGTACTTATCAATCGCTTCCGCATTCTTCTCGTATATCGAACCGTCCTTACTGATTTGTGCGTGATAGGAAGGAATGATACTTTGCAGTCGCTTAATCGCACTCATGCGCTCCGCGTATTCCGCATTGCTGTTGTGAATAATCTGCGTAAGTGCCGCGATGCGCGCTTTCTCGTCGGCATACTTATCGGCCGCTGTCTTCTGAATGCTATTCAGCGCCTCGCGGTTTCGCTCTGCCTGAGTGGTGGCACGTCGGTTCTCCTTTAGCGCATCAGTATTGTCTTCAATGGCTTCGGTCGACTTGTCGAAGTAGCCTATCACCTTTTCCACCACAAAGCCTAAAGCCGCAATGGCGATGCCGACACCTGTCGAAGCTAACAATCCCCGAATTGCTACCTTTGCCACGTTGGCACTCACGCCCAAGGCTACTAAAGCACCGCTGAGCACACGAGTAGTTGTGGCGCACGCGATAGTGGAAACTTTCCAAACAGTTTGAGCTACGGCAAGTGCTTTTATCCTAACGGCTGCGGCAAAAGCCGCTATTTTAAACTTTCCGAGTGATAGCGTTATGGTTTGAACTGCATTCAAAGCTAATCCAACCGTGGCCACGATATTAAATGCCTTTACTAAATATTTTGATGCCGCTGCTACATGGTCGGTTAATTCGCCCCAACTATTCTTCTGCTTTTGAATAGTTGAGCTGCTTGTGCTGTCCACTATTTTAAACGCATCGCCAACCGTCCCTGCACTGCCCTTCATAGCCTCAGCGTTTTCGGCAAATTTATCCTTTAACTGAGTGGTAAGTGGCCCTAATGCGCGTAAACTTTCAGCTGATCCGAATAGCTTTGCATATACTTCTTGCGAGAGCATGCCCGAACTTTGTGCATACCCCTTAACGCTCGCATCGAGTTGTGTGAGGAACTGACGGAAGCCGCCCGCGCTCTTAATGGCTGCTGCATTAAACTCAATGCCCATTTGTTGTGCCATTTTCGTAGCCTCAGAAGAGGGCTTAACCAAGGCCGTAAATACGGCAGCCAACTGTGTACTCACTTCGGCCGTATTACCTGTAACGCCTGTAAGCGTGGCAAAGGTGGCCATAAGATCGTCAACGCTCACGCCCAACGTGGCCGCATTACCCGACACACGTGGCAAGGCTTGCGCCATTTGTTCAAACGACGTCACACCATTCTTGGCCGTCAGCTGTATTTTGTCTTGTATGGCGGTAGCGTCTTGCCACGAGAGTCCGTAGTTCTTTATCAACGTAGAAGTCACCTTCACCGTTTCCCCCAAGTCGGCCACACCGCCCACACTCGCTTTGGCCGATGCTCTCAAGTAGTCTAACCAGTTGTCTTCGGGTACGCCATTGCTGATAACTTGATAAAGGCCGTTTGCAAGTTCGTCACGCGTGAGTGGAATCTCTTTCGACAAGTCGGTCACGCTATCTTTCAACGCTGCAAAGTCCTTGCCCCCTTTGCCCGCCATAGTGTTAGTTACGGCCATTGATTTGGCAAAAGAGCTACTATCGGCCGTGAGGCTTTGAAGTGCCGCGCTAACACTATTTACCGCGCCTATTATTTGGTTGACGTTGGCAAAACATTTGCTGAATTTATTGGTGAAGGTGTTGCTAAAGTCATCAACTTCTTTCTGTACGCCATTAAAAGAGGCTTTGAGTTCTTTTGCCGACGTCACTGCGCTCACTAACTGCTCCTTTCCGTCAATAGCGAGCCTAAGGTTGAATTTTATTTCTTTTGAAGCCATATATTTATGGAGTTTTACTTGGTTGGTATTTTATAAAGTCACACCTTTGCAAAGGACTAATACCTATTGCGATATGAAAAGCGGACAAAAGCCGGAAGAGATCAAAATAAAGCTAAGTATCGATGTCGAAGACTCTAAAAAGAAGAAGTGGGATGAACTAACCTTGAAAGAAAAGGGCATTCAAATTTCTTGGTGTATCTTTAGCCTTTCACTTTTCGTTGGAGTATTGTTGTGTATCATTGTACAATTTACTGGAGTTGTTAATGCCTTGGTGATATATTCTGCATCGGCAATTTTTGTAGCTTTGCTAATTGCTGTCATATATTTGGCAATCTATGATGAAACTTTTGTAGAAAGACTACATACTCACGACAATACAGATTGGGATAGTTGATTTTTTGCGATTATCCTTGGGGGTGTTACCCTCTCTTTGCTCTGATAGTAGTAGCCTTCATCAACGCTTCAAGCCGCTCACGCGCCTCGTCTTTACCGACTGGTGGCACGTGGGCGGCTTGCGTTGTATGAGCTTGGTCGTTGTCCCAAGGCAAGGGCAATAGCGTGTCGGGGGTGAGGCGGTTCTTTACGTGTGGTTGAATGGTAATGGTGGCGAGCATACGCATACGTTCCCACCCGTCGTGCATGGCCATTTCGTGGCTTGTAGCGTAGCTATCGGCCACGGCCGTCCACTCCTCAGGCGTAAGCCCTTGCCAGTCGCGCAGCGTAAGCCCCACCGCCCCCAGTGCAAAACCTAATTGCTCAGTGATGCAGAAGGGCTTTTTTTTTCGCCTTCGGTCGTGGCCTCAGCCTCAGCCGCCTCAGCTTGCATGGCGGCCGTCCATTGGTTTAGCTCGTCGGGACTGATGAGGTCGGCAAACTCCTCCAGCGTGAAGTTAAACTCAATGCCGTCAGCCGCTGACGCTGATGCCGTGCAGCAGTAGAGGAACGTAAGCAAGTCGGTGAGGTCGTTCGTCATCTCAGTAGCCTCGCGTCCTGTTTCGCGCTTAAAGCGCAAGAAGGCCCCCATTGTCTGGCGACATGGGAAACCCATAATCTTCATTTCGCGTCGTGCGGTGGCTATTGTGCTGCCTTTCTTTTGTGGTGTCATAGTGGTGAAGTGTATTCTATTGTTATTCCTTTATTTGTCGGTTGGCTATAATCAAGATGAGGGCGACGGCCAGCAATGCCAGTGCCGCCCACACGTTCCACGTGCGGCCGCGCGTGTGTAGGTCGGTGTTGAGCGTCTTGACGGTTGATTGTAGTTGCGTGTTGGCCGCCTGGAGTCGTTCGGCCTCAGTCTGATAGTATATGCAGAGCCGCTGCAGACTATCGCAGCCGCCCTCGATGATGATAGAAGCGGGCCGTCCCTTCTCATCGCGCTTTAGGCTCGCCTTCAAGTGGGCGCGCCCACTCGCGGCCGTAAAGCTCGCCCCCTCGGGTAAGGAGAGGAGGGTGGAGTCGAGCCTCAGCTCAAGGCGCGTAGTGTCAGCCCTTATCGGTTGCGTCCAAAGAGCGGTTGTCGTCCGTTCGTGCTGTGTCACGCTGTCTGTAGTCAGTACGTCTTGACTTTGCGCGACTTGGCGCGTTGCCTTCGTCGTCGAGCGACAACTCATCGCTGACAGGACAGTTGCTGCTATGAGGGCAACGCTGAATAGCTTGAATGGCACGTGTAAGGCGGTTGAGCGCATAACGTATGCGCTTATTCTCTTCGCCCAGTGCGTCCATTTTCTTTGTACTTCCATCTACTTTCTTTTGCGTTTCTAATAGTTCGCGGCTCACGTCTTCATACATGAGCTTATACGTATCGTGTACGCTCTTGGCCGTATCGGCCTTGCGTGCGCTGCGGTTGGCAAACCATGCTATGGCGGCACCAATGCCCCCCGAAGGTATTGCCCACTGGATTATTTGTAAGATAGTGTCCGCCATTCTTCCTTTCTTTCTTGTTGACGAGTTCACAGGTTGACAAGTTGACGAGTTAACAAGTTGACAAGTTGACGAGTAAGTTAGCTCACAAGACAAACTTACCTGTTAACTCGTCAACTCGTCAACTTGTCAACGGGATAATCAACTTATAAGCTTACTCCAATCTCGTTGAGCCACTTCTTTACGTCGAACGAAGGGCAAGCCTTACTGGGGTTCAACTGATTGTGGCCAACGATTTGGACCGTAGGGAAGCGGCGGTGGAAGTCCTTGACGTAGGCCTCAAGGGCGGTGCGTTGAGCAGCGGTGCGTGTGTCCTTCGGCCTCATCTGCCTATCGCAGCCGCCCGCGTAGACGATGTGGCGCGAGGTGGAGTTGTAGCCGCTTGCTCCGTTGGTCACCTCCCAAGGGTCGACGATCAAGTCTTCATTATTCTTAACGAGCCGTTCTATGCGGCCGTCGAGGTGGATAAGGTCGGTATATCCTACCTGCTTCCAACCATGACCTCCTTTGCTTACGGGGTCGCAGTGCCAGTGGCGTATGTCGGCCGCTGTCACCTCACGGCCTTCAGGAGTGGCGGTGCAGTGGATTACGAGACGTTTTAGTTGCATAGGGTTAATGTGCTAATGTGGTAATGTGGGAATGTGCTAATGTGTTAATGTGCCAATGTGGTGAATGTGCTAATGTGCCAATGTGGTGAATGTGCTAATGTGCCAATGTGGGAATGTGCTAATGAGTGGCGCAGCCATTAGCATATTAACACATTAGCATATTAGCACATTTATTTAATCTGCGCTGCTGCGGCGGCTTCCATACCAGGGAACTTAGTAGGCATGCCCGCGTTCTCAAGGTTAACGCTATACGTAGCGTCGTCCTGCGCTGGAGCGTCCTCCTCGATAGAGGTGATCACAAACTTTCCTTCGAGGTAAGGAATTTGCGTACCTGCCTTGCCGTCGCCACGTGGGAAGCACTTCACGTCTACGGCCTTACCTACGCCCCAAGAGGAAGAAATCTCGGTGAAGCCGCTCTCCGTCTCATCGTAGAAGCGGAGGCCGTCGGCACTAATTGTGATAGAAAGTCCTGTAACGCTCTTGTCCTTCCAAAGTCCTGCACCCGCGCCTTGCGTTGCTACAGGCTTCACGGCTCTCTCCTTTGTCTCAGAGTTGTACGTTACTTTGTGGCTTGAACAGTGACCCACGGCTTTGCCGTCTAATGAGAGCAAGAGGTCACTACCATTGATATAACCAGTTTTTTCCATAATGAGTTATGAGTTTAATGAGTTTATGAGTTTATGAGTTTATGAGTTTAATGAGTTTAATTAGTTTAATGGGTTGAACATGAATAAACTTATTAAACTCATTAAACTCATTAAACTCACTCACTTCTTCGCCGCCTTATCGACGTTGCGCTCGAAGTCAGTCCAGAGGCGCTGCTCGATGCCCGCCGCTTCGGTCTGTTCGGTCATGGCGAGAAACTTATACGGAGACATACGCCCCGTGCTATGGCCTGAGCGGCTATAGTCGCGCCACTTCTTCTGAGCGAAGCGCCCTTGGCGATATTGCGCGTTGCCCTTGCGACGGCCCACGTTGCGCTGTTTCGTACCTTCCTCGGCAAATAGGAGTACAGGCTTCTGCTTGCCCTGGCGGTTGGTATGTATGCCCTTCTTCGCTCCGTGGGGCTTAACGCTCACCATAAAGCCCGTGCCGTAGCGCTTAGGATAAACGCGAGCGTAGACGCCCTTGTCCACCCCCGTCTTGGTCGAGAGTCCCGAAGTGCGTACCCTCGTCTGTGCGGCCTTTTTCAAGCGATTGGCCTCGCGCCTCATCGAAGCGGCAATGGCCTTGCGCTGCTCCTTAGGCGAGAGGCTGGCGTAAAGCTTTGCCAATTCGCGCTGAAAGGTCTGCAGTGCTTTCTCGTTGTCGTTATCCATTAGCAACGGAGTTTGAAGGAGAGCGACTGAACGTAAGCATCGTCCGTCCACGACTCAGCGGCATCGACTAAGTAAGACGAGCGGACGGTCAACCCTGCCGAGGTGGTAATGCTCACGTTGTCAAGCGCTTCGCGTACAGCCTCAGCCAAAGCCACAGAACCATTGTAAGTAGCGGCATAACAATCCACTACGATTGTGGCCGTATCGGCACTTTGAGCATGTTTGGCAACGGCCGTTTCGAGGGCCTCGCGATGATAGCAGACGTAAGGAAGCACGGCCTCATCTGTCACGACGGGAAATACTTTCGTTACTTTCTTCTGCAATCTTTCGCTCAGCACCTCGTAGACGGCAGTGCCTGCGCTTAATACTGTTTTCATAAGCGGAGTATCGTCTTTAAGCATCACACGTTGACGCGCTGACAGAGGAGCGAAAGCATTCCCTTACTGCGGTTAGGCTCAATGGCCATAACGGTGTAGAGGTGTTCGCCCATGAGCTGCACGCGCCACCCCTCACCAATGGGGTGAACATCGCGTATGCGGAAGGTCACGGTGTAAGCGGCAAAGTGTTCGCCCACCTCTTCACTCCGATTGCCCGCCCACTTGACGCGCTCGGCCCATATCGTTCGGGTCGGGGTGTAAGTGGTTTGCTCTTCGCCATATTCGTTCGTTGTCTGAACGGGGCGAAAGAGTTGTAAGTGATATCTCATTCCTCCCGCACGCATAGTCTTCTGTATTGTTTGATGATAGATGAAGCGCCCCACGGGATTTCACTGTACTGCTGCGGAGCATCGTTTTCGCGGTGGTCGTAAGCCGAGCCTCCTACCAACAGAATAGCTTGCACCAAGGGGGCGGGTAGTGACCCACCGCCCATTAGCTTTAGCTCATCGAGTGTGCGGTTTGTAGCGCGCACCACTGAAGCCTCAGCTGCATCAAGGCATTGCTGTAGGTAGTCGTCGTCGTCGCTAAAATCATCTGCGCGAACGTGTTTTTTAAATAGGGATAGGGCTACTTCTGACATAATATGAATGTGTGCTTAGTCTCTAAAGATTACTATTTCCATGACTTATCATTACAAACGTGGCTCTCCGCGCGCTCCGTTACCCATCACCGAGAAGTTGAACCCCCCTCACCGAGAAGTTTGAAACCCATCACCGAGAGGTAGAGAGCGCATCGCTGAGCGCGTTTTTTACGACATTGCGTACTGTGCTTGCTCTTGCAGTTGCTTGTTGAGCGTGCTTGAGGGGAGGAAAGCGACGTGGAGCGAGCGAATGTTCTTCGCGCTTACGTCGTCTTTGCTTACCTCGCCCCCTTTTGAGCGCAATGTAGTGCGGAATGTACCAAGTGAGCCGAGCTTTACCATACCGCCACTTTGTAACTTTTCGGCAATGGCCTCCTCAAAGGCACAAAGGGCCGTGAGTACGTCGGCATGGGTAAAGGTGGTGGACTCGCTTATGCGCTCGCAAAGTTTGTCGCGCGTGATAGTACCGCTATAGCTGATAGCGGGGAAGTAGCGCCACTTTTGGTCGCGTGAGTTCTTGATACTACGTGTTACTAATTTAATCATGCTTGTTGCGTTTTATCGGTTTTCTTCTTATTGGCTTTATATACATTCTTAAACTCAACGTTTTGGAGTAATAGCTTATTATTAATCCACGTCGAAGGCACGTAGCGCACGCGAGCTTTCTTGACGAGTGCTGAACTTACATCGTCTTTGATTTCGACTCCTACTGACTTCGCAGTAAGGCGGAACGACCCCAATGATCCAAGTCGGACGGTGTAACCCGAAAGCAGAGAATGAAGGATTTGACGCTCAAGTTCTTTCAGCACACCCATAGCGTCGGCACGCGTGAGGGTACACTTCGCGCTGATTTCAGCGGCCAAGAGTTCGAAGTCGGTAACGGCCGCAGGTAATGGCGCGGGGTAGAACATGTTCTCGCCAGTCTTAAAGTTTTTGCGAGCGAGGGGTTTGTATAGATAGGTCATGGTAGTAGTGATTTTAGGTTCGTTTTTTTAATGTGCTAATGTGTTAATGTGCTAATGTGTTAATGTGCGGTGCTGCGTATTAGCATATTAGCATTAATGTGTTAATGTGTGGTGCTGCGCATTAGCATATTAGCACATTCCCACATTAGCATATTTCCACATTAGCATATTTCCATATTAGCACATTAGCACATTGATTACGCGCTTGCAGCGCATTTGCCCAGTGCAAAGGCTTCGGGGCGGAGCGTAGTCGTGCCGTAGTTGACGTTGAGAACGAAGTCAACAGCGTCCTTGCGAGCCTGGCTATATGGGTCGATGATGAACGAGATGTCGCCAAACATGCCCATAGGCTGGTAGCGCCAGTCGCCAAGGCCAACGAAGCCTTCACCAATGTAGTGAGTGCAGAAGACGGGGAGGCCCGCGATGTGGTCGTTCTCACATACCATGATGCCAGAACCCGCGTCCTTAGGAGTGGCTTCGGCAATGGCCTTCTGCGCTTGTGTCATAACCCAGCACAAGTTGCTACCGTCAACGCCAGAGGCCAACACGGCAGCCTTCATCTCGTTGAAGTCGGCAAAGGTAGGAGTGGCACTCAGCGCGGTCGGCTTAGCGGCCTTGGCTACGAATGGGCCGACCAAAGTAGTAGCCGCGGTAGCCTTCGTGGTAGAGAACAAGATCTTGTTCAGCAACATGGCTACTGACTGAGGCATTACTTTCTTCACAATCGTTTCGATGATGCCCTCCGTCTGGATAATCGTCTGACGCGTTACAGGAATGGCCACGCCAATGCGCTGAGGTGAGGCGGTGAGCTTTGAGAGTTTGATCTTCGTTTCGGTGAGCGCAACGCCCTCGCCTTGGATTTGTGCCTCAACGGCCTCGTAAGTGGGCCATACGTAATCACCCGCCAAGCCTGTAGGCATGGGGAGACCCACCTTGTCGAGGATTAAGCCCTCTACCAATGGGTCGAGAATGTCTTGTATCTTGAGCGGAATGATGCCGCCCGAAGTGGCGTCGCTCACGAGCATGAGGTCGGGCATGAAGACGATTTGCGTCTGTCGGCCCGCCTCCATGTTCTCACGCACCAATTTGTTGGCGTCAGCAATAAGGTTGGGGTTCTGCTGCGCTTGAGTGGCTTCAGCTTGCATACGCATGCGGAGCAACTCATTGTCGCGCACTAAGGCTTCGTACTCTGCGCTCTCAGCATCATTGCGTTCGCGCTTTTCCTGCTCGCAGAGGTCGGCAATGGCCGAGATGCGAGCGCAGTTCTTTTGGTATTTGTCAACGATTTGACGTACCGTAAGTTTTTTGTTCATAATCGTAATGAATGAATTGTTATTACCCATTAGCGGAATTTCAGGTTAACGAGTTAACAAGTTGACAGGTTAACAAGTAAGTATGCTATATACTACTTATTATGTTAAAGTTATAATGGCAAGAAGCTTAAAAAGTTTGGCCAACTTACCTGTTAACCCGTTAACTTGTCAACTTGTTTACTAATTCCGCCAACGCGTTGTTATTAAATGGTTAATGCTTTAGAGTGATTGCTTTGCCGCGCTGCGCATGGCCTTTACTTGTTCCTCGACGCGGAGGGCGGCAGCGTTGTCTGTTTGAGGGGTGGGAGTCAATCCGCGTAGGTCGCGTGCGTTTACTTCCGTGTCGGGGTAGGCGGGCATGGGCGTGAGCGTAAAGTCGTAGATGCCACGAATAGCATGAATGGTGTAAAGCGTTTCAGCCTTTCCCGTCTCCTTGTTTTTGGTCGTCTCGCTCGTCACGTCGGGGGTACGGTACGAACAAGAGAACATGAAGGAGCAGCCATCGATGTCGCCACGTCGTACGAGTTCGAGCGCGCGGTCGCCGTCGTCGGTGTTGGGCGCATCGAAGGTGAAGTGTACACCCCGTTCGTCGATGTCGTACTGTAGCGTACCCTCTCCGCGCTTGCTGCGTGCAAGCAATGTGGCAAAGTCGTGGTTCATGGTCATCTTGATGTCGCAGCCGTCGAGTAGGTCCTTCGTTATGGCTTCGGGGGCAATCTGTTCGCGCACGACTTCGTCCTCGTCCTCCCATAGTGGGGCAGAGGGCGTGTTGAACAAAATGGCATATCCCTCAATGGTGCGGCTCTCGCCCTCGCCCTCGCTGCCTTGACGGCTGCGCACGTGGACGGTGCCTGAGGAGTGGAATTGTAATTGCTTATTCATAAGGTGTAAATGTGCTAATGTGGTAATGTGCTAATGTGGAAATGTGCTAATGTGTTAATGAGTGGCGCAGCCATTAGCATATTAACACATTAGCATATTAATAATGTGTGTTAGTTGTCGGTGGTTGAGTTTGCCTCCATTTCGTTCAGTGCTTTCAAGTTGGCACTAACTAAGGGGCGGTCGCCGCCCTCGACGGGGGGCATGTTCTCAGCACGTCGCCAATCGTTGACGGTGTAGATACCTGCTGCAATCGTCTGCGTCTGATACTGCACGCGGCTCGCGAGGTCGCACGCATAGAGGCTGCGACGGTCGAACTCAAAGCGGCGCTCACAACAGAGCGAAGGCTCGATGAGCTTGCGGTGGAGTTCGCTCTCTATCTTACGGAGTAGGGGGTTGAGCGTGTTGGAGAGGAACGCCACGTTGGCCATTTCGGCACTCTTGTAGTTGTTGCTCGTGTCGTCAAAGACGAATGAGGGGTGAACCCCGAAGAAGCGACAAAGTTCACGCACCGTAAACTTGCGGCTTTCTAAGAATTGCATGTCGGTGCTGGAGAGCGAGAGTTGGTTGAACTTTACTTGCCCCGGTAGACTGACGATCTTCTTTCCTTCGGAGAATGACTGGTCGAGGTCGGTAGCCGTCTTGGCTAATTCGTCGTCTTGATAGTCGCCAAATCCGCGCACGCTCGTGTCGTTGCCTACGATGCCGCGCACGTTGCCCCCATTGGCAAATCGGTTGAGCGTCTCATTATCACCTGTAGCGGCTATCTGCGTAGTAAGGCGCGCAAAGGCCAAGGTGCTAATGCCTTGTTGTCCGTCGATGGTGAGGTTTTTGAGGTGTATCACTTCTTCCTCCGCGAAGGTGCCGCTAAGGCGGTTGGTCATGTCCATTACCGTGTAGGTGCGATTGATGGTGTCGTGGCTCACGGTGTTAGGTTGGCAAAGCACAAGGCGATCTACCTCAAGCGTGGGCGAGTACTGCGGCACGATGTAGGCATTACCCGTCAGCAACATCTGTTGCACGGCTTGCGCCCAGAAGTCGAACGCGGAGTAAAGCTCGTTGGGCTGCACGCTCAATAGGTAGTGGAGGCGCGACTGGCGGTCGTCAACGAATATGCCGCCCTTTAGTTTCATATAACGGAGGGGCAAGTTGGCCACGCTCTCTGAGAGTAAACGCACGCAGCGATAGACGGTGCTAATGGCTAAGGGATCGCCCACCGCTGAGGTGAAAAGCGGCAAAGCCCCAGCGCGGGCGGTCCTACCCTCTGACGAGGAGTTAGCACCCTCGCTGCTGCGTTTTATCTTGAATAGTCTGCGTAATACGTTCATACCCTACGCGCAAAAGGTGTGTAGGTGGTACCACCTTCGGGCGTTTTTCTTTGAAAAAAGTGTGAGTTGGGGGAAAATAATGTAACATTGTTGCTATATTTGCAGTATTTAAAACAATGTTCACCGAAAGATTTCTCAAGGTATCAGTTGGTTTAGACAAAGCGGTAAAACATTAATACTCAAGTTCCATATTTAGCAAGGGCGGGCTGAAAGCCCAATGGAGCACATAGCCCAGGGCAAGCGAAGCGACACCCTGGGTATCGCGTGTTGGAGCAGTCGCG